ATAGCAAATTTCTTCCACTGTCCCATGTGTTGGAAGATATTATCAAACTCAGAGAATCCTGCAAGAGAACCACTAAATGGATAAGATGTAGCGAAATCATCAAGAGATGATTTTATTTTCATATTAGCGATACCTTGACCTTGACCTGGATTAGCAATAAATTCAAATACTAACGTATTGAAATCATCTTTAAAGTTATTACCACCTATTGAATCATCAGGTCCTATTGTAGTAATAGCTTTGTTTGCATTCTTAAAGTATCTAAATACATTCCCTAATCCAGTATCCCATACACCAACTTCTTCTGATTGGTCTGGTGATGAACCAAATAAGTATTCATATCCTTGTGTACCATAATTTTGTTTTGCTTTCCAATAGAACATCATTGCTGATTTTTCACCATTAGTTCCAAGAGATAAATCACCATCAGGATTAACAATTGCAGATGCTGTTTCAAATGATGATGTACCCATAGATTCTAAGTAAAGAGAACTAGTATTGTAATTCCAATTACCAACAACATCCCAAGTTGGAGTTGCATTACCTAAGTTAGTTATTGTTGAACCACCTGCGTAACAGTTAACAGTATCTTCTAAATCAAAGAATACTGATGCACTTTCACCACCAATTAAACCTAGTACTGTTGCAGTTGCGGTAGGTGTTGGTGAAGGACCAGGAGTACCAGTAGGTGTAGGAGATGGACCAGGTGTTGCAGTAGGAGTCTGAGAAGGTGTAGGTGTAGGAGTTGGAGCAATACCACCTTGTACTGCAGTAAAATCAAATGATGCATCTGTTAATTCTAAATCAAAGTTCATATCACAATCAATCTGACCAGAGTATGCAGGATATAAACGAATTAATTCAACTGTAACTACATCATTGTTAACTAAGTTGAATCCTTTTATTTTGTTTATTCTATATCTTTGGTCTTTGATAAAGATAATATCATTTAATTGTATATCTTTATATTCTTCTGGTGAGAAAAGAATATCTAACGTAACTTTTCTGTTACCTTCCCAATATAAAGAATCTATGTAAGTTTTCCAATAGGTATCAAAGTTAGATGTTGTATTACTTAAATTTAAACCAGCTCCTGCGAACTTAAAGTAGGTATTGTTAAAATGTAAATCAGGTGCTCCTGGTACTGCAGGTAAACCATTTACATTTGATAAAGTACCATAAGAACCACTAATTAAAACAGCATCACTTACACCAGTTCCTAAAGATAATCTGTATATATCTGAACCACTTGGAAATGTGTTGTTAGATTTAAATCCTATTCTTGTTCTAAACTTATAAGATTTTAATTGGTTGTTCTCAAACTTATATAAGTGTGGGAATGCAAAGTTAGAACTTAAATCAATATTGTTTGTAGGGTTTCCTTCTTGTGTTAGTGAACCACTAATAAAAGGTCCACCAAGTACTGTTGGTGCAAATGCGTTCTTTACAGTTTTAGAACCTTGTGAAATATTATTATCTGCAAGTATTCTTAAAGTTCCATATTGGAAGAATGGGTCTGATTCCTTTGCTTCTACTGAGAATCTATCTGCATCATCTTCATTACCTAAGATTAACTGTTGTGGTTCTTCATCTACTGTATGATTTATATCTATTCTTACTGCAGTATCCCACTTATCTGTCCAATCTTTTACTCTACCACTTCTAATCCATTCATCGAATTGGAAAAACTCTATTGTCTTATCTTGTGTTGTACTTGGTATTGCAACTAAATTAAATTGTTGCATTATACCAGTAACAATATCAATTGATTTTACATCTGCTGGCCACTGTAACCCCATGTTAACAGTTGCGTTATTATATACTTCTGGTGCACTATTTATTTCTAATTTAGAACTAAATCCAAAAAGATTTAAATTAGGTGGTGTACCACTTATTGTCTTATATCCTACTCTACACCAAACATCTTCAGTAGATGTAGAATTCCAAGAACCACCACAACTAAGTGTAAATGTTTGGAATCCATCTTGAGAACGAAACTCTCGTGTTACAGAATCAACTACTGTTCCACTAAAAGGGAAAGTACCTCTGATTATAAACAATTCTACTTCTACTACTGCAGTACCAAATGAGACAGGATTAAAGAATCCAATCTGTGCTGATGCTTCATATGTACCATTACCATCTGCAAGATAATAACCATATCCTTCAGAACCAGATTCAAAGAATTTGTTTTGTGGGTCTACTACAACTTGATTTAACGCAAGAGGGTCTAAGGTTGTAAATCCTGCACCACTTGGATGTGCTTCTATTACTTGATTGTAATCGTTTATCGCGTAACCAGTTGCTTCTTCTGAACCACTAATTACAATACCAATACCTTCTTTTGCTTTTGGAAGAAGATATAAATTAGAGAAATAACCACTATTGATAAAATCACCAGTAGCACTAAATCCTGCTTGTGCACAAATTACTTCTAGGGTATCTTTTGCTTTAATTGCAGGTAAGAATTGTGCAGGTTGTATAGGTTGGTTTTTAACATTAAAGAAATTACCATTATTACCAGTACCACTAAAAGCAAATTGAGGATAGTTACCTTGTGATTCTGGGTCATCATATCCATAATTAGCAAGAGGATAATAAACCTTACCACCTAATAATTGATTTTGCCAAGAACCTGTAATGCTTGCTACATTAAGTGTGTGTTCATAATCATCCCAATCAGCATTTGTAATTAGTTTGTTTTGTATTGCATCTTTAAACTGAACTGTTTCATCAGTTATCTGTACTTTATAATTTACATATCCTCGTTCATCTTTGATGATATTCAATAATTGAAATTGTCCTTTTAAGACAGTATCTCCATTGACGACAACCATACCATCAATTGTATTGGAAAAGCCAGGGATATCCTCTGCTCCGATGTTATATGCGTGGTTAAAGAACTTGTTATTATCCTTAGTACCTGGTAATTCGAAAGTTTGAGAACCTACACCAAAGAAATCACCAATTTCGGTGTTCTCTACTGCACTAACATCTAAACGTAAAGGGACATCCTTTTGAATGTCCAAATCGTAAGTTGTATTATCCCATATAACTCTAACTATTACACTTTGATGCATCTATCTACCTGGTCTTTGATTCGCTAACTTATATTCTATATCAAACTGAAATAACTTTTGTAAGTTTGATGTTTTGTGTGTATATCCTGAATTTGTTATTTGTACAGGTACAAATGTTTTACTTATAGTACTTCCTAATCCCATATCTAAGTTATTTACTTGCAAGTAAACTTGTGGTGATTCAATTAGTTCAGTAATAAATTTAGATTCATCTCCAGTTACAAATGGTGTTGTAATTTGGAATCTATCAGATATACTTGTGCTATAATATTCACTACCTCTTAACTTATAAGAGTTTACTGCAGTTGTACTAGAATAAGGTACTACTGATTTTTTCATTTCATCTCTAGTAATAGCACTTTGTTGACGTAAAGGAGTATTCATACCATATGATTCCCATAGACCCCACTTATTAATAAACATAAAGTTTCTTCTTTCGTAGTTGTTATTACATTCTTCTACTGTATAAGTTTTAAGTAAATTAGTTGTATCACCTGCATTTACTATACTATACCATGCGGTTTGATTTATTTGTGATTGTGTAAATAAACCAGCATCTAAAAAGTTTTGTGGACCTGCAGGAATATAATTTATATACAACCCTGCTTGTGTTGGGTCTAAGGTTGCACCTCCAACAGAATTGTTTGATGCATTAAAAAGAGTTACAGTTGTAGTCTGTGTTGATAAGTTTGTATTAGAATCTATTGCAGGTAAAAGAGAATAATCTTCTTTTCCTATTTTATGATTTGTAGGAAACGCACCTAAATCTGTTGAACGAAAGTTAGTTAAAAGATAATCTATCGAACCAGTTCCATAGTAATCACCAAAGTTCCAACCACCAGTTGAAGAAGTAATACCAGGTGTAATATCTATTGCACCTGCCCATGCAGAATAATTGTTACCTCTTGCATTAGGACCTGTCACTGCAGGGTCTCCTACTGAACCTAAACCATCGTAAAGTGTTACTGATGATGAAGGTGATGTTCCATACTCTTCTCCTACAAATACTCTAAAGTATCTGTATTCTTTTCCAAATACATCTTGTATACCAGTATTTAAAAAGTTATCTGCATCGAATGTAATATAATCATTCATTACATGAGATACATCAACTACCGCACTACCATCTGGATTAGGATATTGTTTTATTCTAGCTCGTAAAGTATTATCAGGTGAAGTTCTAACATCAAAGACATACTGAAATTGATTTAAGGTAGTATTATCTGATGATGCAACAAATACAACTGGGTTACTTGTAACATTAAAGAATGATGGGTCTTGATTTACTGTTATTGCCATTATACTTGTGCTCCGTTCTGTTTAAATATATCTAATACCATTTCATCTATATCTTCTATACCTGCTTCTGTTAAAGGACCTTCTAAATTAGCAGAAGTTCTTTCTACTGCTGGATTGATAAATGGTCTTGGTCTAAAACCTTTCTCTGCAATACTTCTTCTAGCAGGAAAAGGAAGTGAACCACCTATAACTTCTGAACGAAACTGTCCAGTTTGAAAAAGAGATTCTGCGTTTCTTGGTTGTTTTCTTCTTATACCACTTACACCACTATCTTGGTAGAAACCATAATCTTCCATTTGAATAGAAAATACTTCTTTATTTTCATCGTAATTTACTCTTACACTTCTTCCAAGTTCACCAGTACCCAAAAGACCTTCTTGTAGAATACCATCTACTAGAGCCTCTTGTAAAACTCTTGCATAATCTTTAAGTACTTTGTTTACATTTTTCATATCTTAACAATTATTAAAATAAGGGTCATAATCTACACTAGGCCATGATGTTAAAGTTCGAGAACCTGATAAGAAGTAACTTACTCCACCTGCATCTGGATCAACATAGAATGAACTTGTATCTGCAGTTATAATGTGGTATGCTCTACAACTACCAATTGCTGGCATAAACTCATAAGTTAAAGTACTTGAATCTGGTTTAGAATAGAATACTACATCATCAGAGTTTGGTAATGCACCACTTGATTGTGAAACAATATATTCAGTACCAACTGTTGGGTTAGTAGAGAATACTGAACCAAATGGTGTGTTTGAGAAGAAGAACTGTGAACCAGCACCTGTAATGTCTACTGTACCACTAACTGCTCCAAAGAATTCTAATTGTCCTACCGATAGTGATTGTGTTACTTGTAAGTTGTTTTCATCTACATAAGTTAAAGTACCACCACTTGATTCTCCACCTTCAGCAACATAATAATATGCTATTGGACAAGATTGACCAGTTATATTGGTTGTAATTTTACCAGTATCTGTATTGTAAAGTGAACCAGTATCAGCAACACAAACAGTAGTAGTAGTACTATTGTTAAAGAATGATGCAGTTACATCAGTTGAGTTAATTTGATTATAGAATACTACATCTACTTGACCACTTAACCAGAAACCTGATGATGTTATTTCTGTTTGAGAACCCGTCTGTACACTTGGATATGTTGTTCCAAATAAAATATCTGAACCATGGACTCCTGTGGTACCAGTTGAAAGAAGTGCAGAACCAGTTACTGCTGCAAAGATTACATTCTCACCTATACCTAGAGATTGTGTCTGTGGTAAGTTGTTTTCATCTAAGTAAGTTAAATCTTGTGTTCCTACAAAATTATTTTGAGCTCCATGCCAGTACACTTGTGGTGTAGGGGTTGGAGTTGGTGATGGTCCAGGTGTACTACTTGCAGTTGGAGTAGGAGTAGGTGAACTACTTGGAGTAGGTGTAGGAGGTATATCTGTTGCCGTAGGCGTAGGAGTTGGTGTACTACTCTGTGTTGGAGTAGGTGTTGCTGTTGGACTAGTTGTAGGTGTAGGAGTAGGTGTACCAGTTGGTGATGTTGTTGGTGTAGGAGTACTAGTTGGACTAGTTGTAGGAGTAGGTGATATAGTAGGTGTTGGAGAAACAGTAGGAGTTGGTGTAGCAGTAGGAGTTGGTGTAGGTGTTGGTGGAACATAACCAGGAATCTTACAATAAGATATACCTGATGCAGTTGATTCTATGTTTATTGTTCCTACCCATCCTGCAGCTTTATCTCCAAATGCTTCTATAAGAGGTACTATGTTAACAAACGAAAGTGAGAAATCATATTGTACTGGTCCATCTAAGAAATATGCATAGACATCATATATACCTTGTTCTGTATTAGATAAACTAAATCTTTTATCTTCATCAGAAATCTTAGGTACATCTAAAGAATATAATTCGAAAGTAAGTGTTCTTACTCTACCATCTTGACCAGTTAAACCTTGAGATGAAAGAGGTCTCATAAAAAGAAGAGGATATCCTCTGTTTACTACTGCATCTAAATTATCAATAGAACCATGACCAAATCCTTTATAGAATTTGTTTTCTTGTACTGCTAGTTCAAATACATTTACTATTTCTTGGTAATTTATCATCTTATTTTCTCCAACTCTGTTGTTGTTGTACTCTTTTTTGTTCTCTTCTTTCTTCTTTATTTATCTCTTCTTCTAAACTTAAATAGTTTAACATTGTAATAAAGTTAACATCAGTTACCTTTTCATCACCAGTTAAGTGGAGGATTCCTCCATCTTTGGCAAGGTGATAAAGGGTGTAGAACCAAGAGTAGTGTTCAGCGATACTTCCAGTTCTTTCCTCTCCTCCTTCGTCATCTCCTGATACATTTTCTGGAAAGAGATTCGTAAATCTTTTGATAACCTCTCCCCTACGAACAAAAAAAAATTGTATGCACCTAAAGCAAGATTGACTGGTAAACTTTTAAATCTCTCTTCTCTCCATGTACGTTTCTCTACATCATAATCTTCTAAACTATAATACTTGAATAGATTTTCTGCTTTACCAATCACATACTTGTAATTGTGTTTAAGTTTCCATTCAAATGAATTTAATCTATGTTTCTCTATCGGTCTGTACAAGATTGCAATGACTTCATGTAATTTAATTACACCTTCTTTTAATCTTGTTTCTAAATCGATATATTCTCCTGCACTCATCTTGTGAATTGGTTGGAATCCCCAAGTTTCTCCTTCCCACTCAAAGATAGGAAGAAAGACAGGTTCTAATTCGTTTACTCTCAATTGTAAATCTTTGTAAATCTGAAATAGATTGGCAACATTCCACCTACCTACTTCTTTTTCACTATTGCCAGTTATAGCAGATACAATTCTGATTATTCTTTCTGTATTACTCAGATGGTCTAACGTACCAAACTTTTGGTATTGTTCTACCGTAATAACCTCAGGTATCTCTATTGTTATTTCTTTACTCATAATTTTACTTTATATGATATTATATTTGTGTAATTTAGTTGGTATAATACTACCTAAGAGAAGAGATGTGGAGTTTTCTACTTTGTGGGTTTTCTATTCTTAACCAATTACAGATTGCAAGTGATAAAACTGTATCATCATGGAATCCACTCATTGCTTCATAACTTACTTTACCACTAGGTAGGTATTTGTACTGAAACATTTGTAGTTCTTGGTAAAGGGGTTGAAATAAATTAGGTGATGGTAGTTCTATGTTAGAATCTGCAATATCACTAATCAATCTTCTTATAATATTTTCTTTAGATGTATTAGTAGTAATGAAAGGTTTTACATCTCTATACTTTTTACGAATCATCTCATAGACAGGGTCTCCTATACCATTTGCTTCTATCATCAAACTTGTCTTGTATTGTTTACATAGATAGACCACCTTATCAACGATTTGAGAGTACTCTAATCCACGTTCTCTCCACATATGAACTGTTCTACCATCTCTATCTAAAATCGTTAAGACAGTGTAATCTTGTTTTGTTCCAATATCTAAACCACCATAGGTTCTATCTCTTGTAGATAACCAACTATCTAAAATACAGACACCATCTATGTTGGTAAATACTTCACCATCTCCTTCTTGCCATTGTGCTTCGAACTCTTGGTTAAAGATTGCAGGAGGTAAGGATTCTTTCTGTTCTTTTAAAAACTCTTCTGATACATAAGGAGATATAGAAGAAGGTGCAGTATAAGAGTTATAGTTCTTTTCACTACCTCTTTGGAAGTAAGTATAGAACCAGTTCTTTGATTTAGGTGTACCTGCAACTAAACATTTCTTTCCTTTTGCAGTTAAGGTAGGTAATATTGCTTTGTTAAACGCATCATCTGAGATATCTTGGGATTCATCTAAGAACGCATAATCTATTGATAGACCTCTGATAGTTTCTGGTTTCTCTGCACTTCTAAAATAGATACGAGAACCATTTATAAGGGTTATTATCTTTTCTGATTTATTTGCTTCTTTGGTAATTGGTGTAAATTCTATTGCATCTAAGATTTGTGATAGAACTTTTACAGCCATTGAGTAATAAGGAGATACCCACAGTAAGGTAGTACGAGGGTTATTAATACTATAATATAATAGCATATTAATAAGAAGAAGAGTTTTCCCAATCTGCCTACCACATACCATAGTGTAGAACATATCATCTTTACTAAGGATATCATCTATTATTTGTTTTTGGAAATCATATGGTTTAAAACCTTTAAACTTCATTAGTATAATTTATAATAAACTACTATCTCTTCATCTTTCTTTATCTCTCTGACAGAAAACATAGTTCTTATTTCTCCATCATCTACGATAAATGCATTAGGATTCTCTGAATGATTTAGAAACCCACCTAAAGGAGTTCTAATACATTCTTCATCTAACCAATGATGTGTCACACCAAAGTTATAGTTGATTGGAATAGTTTCTAATGCAAATAAACCTAGACCGTTTATCTTTGAAGGTTTTATAGTACAGTTAGGGGGTAAGGGACGATAGGTATCTTTAAACTTCTTCATGAGAAATCAAAATGAATAGAACCAGTTGTTTCTTGTTGTACTTCTTGTCTTTCAACATATCCTCTGTTCTTACCTTTTGTCTTTAAATAAAAGATTTGACCTGTTATGTTTCCTTTTCTAATGTTCTTAAACAATTGTGATTCTACATAATCTATTGCACTATCTTGTATCTCTTCTACTTTCTTTTTAAACTTCTCATCATTATTCATATAGACATAAAATTGACCACGAGCCAATCCTGCCTTCTTACAAGCTTCTGTAACAACACCATGTGTCTCTTCTAATGCCTTTAATACTTTCTGCTTTTTAGTCATGTCTTATTTGTCTTTCGGTTTAGTACCATGTGTCTTTCTACTCTTTACTGGTTTGACAGGTACTTTCTTTGCTTTCTTTGTAATTTTCTTTAGTGTCTTGTTTAGTTTAGTTAAATCTATTTCATCTAACTGTACTGTACTCTTTTCTTCTAAAGGTTCTTTTGCTGATTCTTCTATCAACGCAAGGTGTGGTAGTAAAGAATGAAACTTTGGTGTCTTTCTTGTTTCATCAGAAAACGTATAGTGTGTTATAAAGTTATCTACTTTCTTTGCAGTATCTGAATCTAAACAAGTACATACACCACTATTTCTACCATCGTTCATAAACAATTGGTATATCTCATACATATGTTCTCTACAATCTCCTCTCATAGAGTGTCCTTGACAGTATTGTATAAACGCAAGTGTATTTGCTTCTTGTTCGAATGTTAATTGTATTTTATTTTTTTTCATTTTTATTACAAGTTAAGTTATCTAACCAATCTCTTCTTTCATCACATCCGCAAGATTCGTAACCGAACCATTTTACTGCAACGATATATGCGTAGTACTTACCATTACCAAAGGTTACCCAATCTATCAATTGTTCTAACCAAGTTCCTAATTTTATTTTACATCCTAGTTTCATATCTTTCCTTTTCTAAAATCTATATCGGTATAATCATCATGCAAATCAGGATTAAACCTTCTAGTGCTGTATTTACCTGTCTTATCTTTTGTATGTATTATATCTTTAATTACTCTATACACTCTTTGAAACGTTACACCAACTTCTTGTGCAACTAATTCGTATGTACCTAGTTTCTTATATAATTCTATAAACTCATCTCTTCTTGCTCTAAGTGAAGGACCATGTTTTACATCATTAAACTTTTCTACGTTCCTTCTACGAGATAAGATTTGTAAGTTCTCTAAACTATTGTTTTTAGTATCACCATTTATATGGTCCATCTCTTTATCTTTAGGTATTTCACCTATAAATGTTTGCCACATTAATCTGTGTACATAAAATAGTGTACCTTTTGTATCACCTTTTCCAGCAAATAAACGAACTTGATAATATCCTTTTTTACTTTGTGATGCTTTCTGTGGTTTTAATCTTCTTTTCTTTTTATATTTGTAAGAATATACATGACCTTTTTCTGTGATTTTGTACATTCCTTTGTAGCCAACAATATCTGTTTCCATATTACTCTGTTTTATAATCGTCTTTGTTAAAATTTAGTTTTATGTTTTTTGTAACATTATTTATTCCTTTTGCAATATGGATGCGATTAATTCCATATTCCTTACTCATATTTCTTTGAGATGTATTATCAAAGTAAAATCTCTGTGAAATAGTTTTTTCGTATAAAGGAAGGTTTCCGATATAAATCTTTATATCATCTACAAGTTTTTGTGAATCTACTTTTTCTTCTTTCTTATCTTCTGGTAACTCTATATTGTAATCATCTATATTCTGTGATTTACGAGATGCTTTTCTGTACTTCATATAGAATGGTGATGTCTTTGAATTAAATTGAATATAGACCATCCTAACAAGGTAATGTTGTACCTTATTATCTCTTAGAACCTTTGATATATAATCAGGTCCTTTTTCTAAAAAGTTTAGAATGCAATCTTGTAGTAAATCCTCTGTTAAATGATGATGACGTGTTACACCTTTAACTTTCCTTAGAATTTCTTCGTAGTTCTCTTGTATATAATTGTTTATCATGATACCTTTCACCGTTTAAGTATAAGTATAACAATACTTAATAAAACGAAAAAAACCCGCTACATTTCTATAACGGGTCTTTAGTGAGTAAAAATTTGTTGGCACAAATTGATTATCTATACATATGTCTTATCCTAAGAAAACCTCAACTGGTTGTGATGAACCTGTATCAAATATATCAGAATAACCAAATTCAGTTTCAAATGAACCAGTACCTGTAAAGTAATTTGGGTTTACAGTTGCAAAATCTGTTTTAACAGATGCAATACCATTAGCAAATATAGAACTACCTCCTTGTGGTTGCCAGTTTATAAAATCACCTCTTAGATATAAGTACTCATCATAGAATACACCATCATAAATTACATTACCATCGTTCGAAGTCATACCACCTAACATAGCACCATCATATCTTAGTACAACTGCTCTTTGTGCGTTACTACCATTGTATGTAGTAAATTCACCAACTACACACATAAAATCATCATCTACTTTAAAAATGTTTTTAACAGTAGAATTAAAACCAGCACCAAATGAGTTAAATGTAGTATCAATAGAACCAGTCTCATCAAACGCTAAGATATGATTGTAAGTTGTTCCGTTAAATTTCTTAAATGAACCTGCAACAATCCATCTTTTCTTTCCATCTGCAGGATTATCAAAGTAATAAGTTGCAAGAGTTGAACCATTGTTTTGTTCATCTCCAGCTGCATTAGTCCAAGAACCACTAAAAGAAAAGTTATAATCTTGTGAACCATCATTATTTAAAACTACAAACTCTTGTACTGAACCAGTAACATTATCCCAACCTACAGCATTGTGACAAACACCAATCTTTTTAGCAGAAGTAATGTGTAATTTATTTATTCGGCCTCCTGAACCACCACGAGTTAAGTTATTTGGTCCACTTCCTATATTTGTTTTAAATGTAGAATCTCCTGCGTAAGAAGAAGTAATGGTAGAATAAGGTAATTTAGCAATACCACTTTCATGTGTATCAGTTGCAGATGTTCTTAAAAATTCTTGTCCATAGAATAGTGCGTATTCTTCATCTTGAGATGTTTCTATACCACGTCCAGTACCACCTGTATCTGGAAATGTATCTGCATATTCTATTTGTGCAAAAGGAAACTCAAGTTTATTAGTAGTCTGTAATCTTTTATAAGATGTTGAACCAGATTCTATATCCCAATATTGAAGTACAGTATCTCTTAAAGAACCTCCTGCTCTAGTTAGTATTGGAGTTTCTCCTGTACCTACACCATTTGATGTTATTATCCATTGGTTTGGAGATTCAAGAGAACCACTATTATCAAAAAATGTTCTATTTATACCACCCCTTCTATCTGGATCACCAAATAAGTTAGAACCACTATAATAATATTGGTCTATACCAGAAAAGTATATTGCATTATAAGTTGGTGTGTATGGTGGTGGTGGTTGAAACCCTGGCTCCGAACCATATATTGCTATTGGGTTGAGAATAAATCCTGGCATAATCTTAAACTAAATTAACTGCGTTAACTAAATAAATTTCATTTGTTGAACTGTAATCGTATGTAGCAAAAGTTAGAAGGTCTCTTGAACCTGCTCCATTTGTAGGTGAGTACGCACTACCTGATGCCATCTTAAGATTCGATGGTAAAGATACTGTACCATTACCTCCTTGTTTCACTAATAGATTAAGTACTTGACCATTTGATGGTCCTACTAAATTAAATAAAGTATCACCTGATGCTGGTAAATCTACTACTGCCATCTGTGCTGCTTCGAAATCAATCGATGCAGTATTGTTACTAACACCTACTGGTTGTAGTTCTGAACTAACTTTACCATTGATTACTAAATCATCTACTGAAGTAGCACCAGTTAACTCAATATTAATTCCACTTGATGCTGCATCTGTTTGAGAATAAACTTGAATTCTTGGTGAAGCACCATCAGCAACGAAAAGTGATTGAGATGTTGGGTGATTAACACCAATGTTTACATTGTTTATACCTGTAGTACCAGTACCTACTATGAAATCAGATTTAAGTGTAATTTGAGTTTGACCTTGGTTGTTATCAGCAATCTGTATAAAGTCATAATCAAAATCACCATTACCAATTGTTAATTGAACTTTACCTTCATCTACTCTTGCTTCTGATACTTTGTTAAATGAACTATTGTACTTACCAATTACAAATGCATTGTTGATTCCATCACTTGGATAATTTTGTAGACCAAATAAATTTGATGTATAAATTACACCATTTGAACCAGTATATGCTCCAATTGTAATAGAATCTTTTTGACCAGTACCACTAATTGCTGAATCTTGTTGAGTCATTATCTTAGTAGATACTAATTGACCATTACCAGATGTTGCTGGGTTAAGTACCATACTTGTTGCAGCACTTATTTCCATTTCACCAGTACCAACTGTCTGTAAGACGTATTTATCAATTCCTTGATAAGATTGTTCAAATAAGTTTGGACCACCAGGATTATAGAATCTATTAGATGCAAGACCTTGTAATCCTCCACCACCTGTCTGTGGGAAGTGCATGATTGAACCAGTTATACCTGCTGATTGAGATACAATTAAAGTACTCTCAATAGTCTGTGTGTCTATAAATAAATTCGGTGCATCTAATCTAGCAAATGAACCACTTAATTGGTCTGAACCACTAACAAGACCACTTGGTAATTGTTCTGAACCACTTATAATACCACTTGGTAATTGTTCACTTCCACTTATAATACCACTTGGAATGTTAATTAAGTTTGTATTCCAATCTGCTCCACTACCACTAACAACTAATGCATCTATTCTTGTATCAAATGATGCTGAATCAATATAGTAAGATGCAGTAAATGTATTCAATTCAGTTAAAGCTGCATCCCAACTAGCAGTTGATACTGCTTGTGG